CAACGTAAATTTTGCTCAGGAACGTGCCAGAAGCGTCAATTTGCACGTGACAAGCGACATAATGACAAAGTGGACACCAAGCCCATAAATAAAGAGTATAATGCAGATACAGGCGATTACGCCTCTGTACGCAGAGGACAGAATTACCGAGCTTTCGTAAGTGAAGGTATAGCCGAAGCAGTTGCAACTGGCGACATGACAGTAGCAGATGCGGCTTCCCTCCTTGGTTGCACTCCTGCTACTGTTAGTCGCATGCTTGCTGCCTTTAAGGTAGACAGTAGAAACGAAATATTAGCAGAAGATTGGGAATTATCAGAAGAAGCTGAAGCCTCATTAGAAAATTTTTCCGACTTCCGACACAAATACTTTAGAACAGAACTAGGAAAACATTATGACACCGCAGATTTTCATACTAACTGGATAAATAACATTATTGATAGTATTGATAACGGTAAAGAATTACTGATACTGTCACCCCCACGTCATGGAAAGACTGAATTATTAATACACTTTGCTGTATATCAAATATGTAAAAACCCTAATGTACGTATTATGTGGGTAGGTGGTAACGAAGATATTGCTAAGAACGCATTATCTGCTGTACTTGATGTATTAGATACTAATGAAGAGCTTAGAGAAGACTTTTGTATGCCTGGACAATCTTTTAAACCAGACAATAGGTCAGGTAAAAACTGGTCACAAAATCAATTTACTGTAGGTACTAGAACTGTTGCAGGTATTAAGTCACCTACTATGGTTGCTGTAGGTAAAGGTGGAAAGATTCTATCTCGTGACTGCGATATTATTATTGCTGACGATATTGAAGACCATCAAACTACTATGCAACCTGGTGCAAGAGAAAGTACAAGACAATGGTGGACTACAACATTATCAAGTCGTAAAGAGGAACATACTGCTGTAGTAGTAATTGGGTCAAGACAGCACCCTGATGATTTATATAATCACTTACTTGAATCAGATAACTTTACAAGCATAGTAGAAACAGCGCATGCATTAGATTGCAATATACCAGAACATTTAGTAGAAGAACATGTTGATTGTATGTTATGGCCTAATAAAAGAACTTTCAAATGGTTACAATCTAGATTACATTCTGCTGAATCTACAGGTGGTAGACAAACATTTGAAATGGTTTATTACAATCAAGCATATGTAGAAGGTACACAGATATTTACTATGAACATAATTGACCAATGTATGCGTAGTGATTTAGTGTTAGGACAAGTATATAAAAATTTATATTTAGTTGCTGGACTAGACCCTGCATCAAGTGGCTACCAAGCAAGTGTATTGTGGGGTATAGACCAGTACAGAGGTGAACTTTATTTAGTTGACCTAGAAAATAAACGTGGTGGTGGTATTAGAGCTGCATTAGACCAAATGGCTATATGGTTGCAAGAATATGATTGTAGACATTGGATAGTAGAAGAAAATGGTTTTCAATCTGCTATACGACAAGATGCAGCTATAAAAGAATTTACTTTACGTACTGGTATAACTGTACAAGGACACTTAACAGGTAAAAACAAACATGACCCATTGTATGGTGTTGGAGCTATGGCTGATTTGTTTGAAGATAGAAGAATACACTTGCCTACTGGTGATGGAGAATCTAATGCAAAAGTACAGAAATATAGACAACAACTGTTATACTTTGATGGAAAACCTGTTTCTAAAAGAAACAAAGAGAAAACCGATATAGTTATGGCTAGTTGGTTTCCAATGAAAGTGTTTAGGCGTATGCAAAAAGAGCATGCTGCCGATTTAGGATTAGATTACAATCCTAGTTATGGAGATTATAAGATTACAAAAATGAATGAGGCACCGTGGGGATAGAAAATTTAGATACTAAAACATATCAAGAGATAGTTAGAAATGCATCTGAACTTACACAAGGTAAATTAGTACAAGAAAGACAAGTACAAAAATCTAGAGTTAAAGCAATTCTTAATGGTGGTGCAGATGGTATTAAAGCTTTACTAGGTAATACAATGGAAACAAGTGATGCTGATTTATTACCAGCTCCTAACATGTTGCAGTCTGGTATTGACCGACTTGCACAAAAAGTATCTGGAGTACCACAAGTTAGAGTAGATGTACCTAATGAAAATGATTCTACTAGAAGTAAAATGCGTGCAGAAAAACTAGAACGTATTGTTACTAGTTATGATGAAAAACAAAATCTGTTAAGTCAATTACAACAAGCAGCTAGATGGCTACCTGGTTATGGTTTTTGTGCATGGGTAATTACTACTAAAAGAGATAAAAACGGTTTTATATATCCTAGTGCTGAACTACGTGACCCTTATGATACATTTCCAGGTAACTTTGGTCCTGACCAACAACCTAGAGAAATGGCAGTACTAAGACGTGTACCTAGATATAAACTAGCGCAGATATACCCAGAGTTTGCAGAACAAATACTTAAAAAAGATGATGATGCTGAAGAAGCAACACCTGATACTGCTACTCCATTTTTATCATATGAAAACAATAGAGAACAAGCTTGGGAAGATAATACATACTCAGGTGTAAGAATTATTGAATATTACGACATGGGAGGTACTTATGTAGTATTTCCAGAACGTAATATGATTTTAGATTTTATACCTAACGTATTATCATCACCTCCTTTTGTATTTATGAAACGTGTATCTTTTGACCAATTAAAAGGACAATATGACCACGTTATAGGTTTGATGGCAATGATGGCAAAGATAAACATTATGTCAGCAATAGCAATGGAAGATTCTGTATTTACAGAAACTAACATATCAGGAGAGATAGAATCCGGACAATACAGAAAAGGCAGATTTGCGGTTAATTATCTAGCTCCTGGTACACAAGTTTCTAAACCAATGAACAATATTCCTTATCAATTATTTCAACAAATTGACAGGTTAGAGCGTCAGTTACGAATGGTCGGTGGCTACCCAGTAACCGATGACTCACAGTCTCCAAATTCATTTGTAACTGGTGCTGGCTTGTCAGAATTAAACAGTACTATGTCATTAATGATATCTGAATATAGAGATATTATTAAAAATGGTTTAGTTCAGATGGATGCTAAAAGATTAGAACTAGATGTTGTGTTATCTTACACAATGAATGCAACTAAGAAACCTATGGCAGGTTTTCTTAATGGTGCTGCATTTAGCGAAAACTACAATGTATTACAAGATATTGGTGGAGATTTTAGAACTAGACGTATTTATGGTGTTATGGCTGGTTTTGATGAACCACAAAAAATTGTAACTGGGTTGCAATTATTGCAAGCAGGTGTTATAGACGTAGAAACGTTACAAGATAACATTGATGGTTTAGAGAACATAGCTAAGGTACAAGAACGTATAAGAAAAAACAAAGCTGAACAAGTATTGTTTGACAGTATATTAGCTAGGTCTGCACAAGGTGACCCTGCAGCTACAATGGCTGCTATAGCTATTTATGAATATCCAACTTCTATAACAGAAATTATGAAACAGTTTTATACACCACAAGAACCACAAATGACACCTGAACAACAAATGATGATACAACAACAAATGCAACAGCAGATGATGGGACAACAACCTAGTATCGCAGGTGCTTTTGGAGGTTAATGTGGATTATATAGATGATGCTTTTGATGAAATAATACATAATGAATTTGGTGTAACAGATGAATTAGACATTTTATCTGAACAAGTTAATCATATTATACAACCAGCACCTGGTATAATAATATTAATAACACAGGAGTTCTATGGCAAAGAATCGTAGAGGTGGATATAGACAACCTGAAAAACCTGCACCTGTAGGTGGTAACAGAACAGATGGTGGTCCAGCAAGTAAAAAACAACCTTTAAGAGATATGCCTGGTTTACCTTATGGTCAACAACAAGATTTATTAAATAGTAGAAATAAAATGATTGAAATGGAAAAAGAATTATTAAGATATAGAGAAATAGAAAGACAAGAATTAGAAAAAAAAGAAGAAAATGAAAGAAAACTAAAAGA